TACGTCACGATTGAGATTTATTTAAGCATATGTGGCTTCGTGGTGAAAATCCACCGTTATGATGAATAATCGTATTCAAGATAAAAAGGGTAATACCGGACCTTTAGAACAAAAGAAAACTGATACTTTTTATTAGTAGTATATATTATAGTGTTCCACCTCTTTTAGTATGCAAATACTAAAGCTTATATGGTACGTCCTGCGGTTGAAGAGGTTATGAAGGTAATATATAACATGCATCGCTAATACTAAGTCTTCGAGATATATAATATGTTTCAGTCGTCATACTGAAAATTAGTTGTATAAATCGCTGGTAAATCAGTTGCCTTAAAAAATGTGGCGATAAAGGACGAAATTTCAATCAATTGTTCTACATATCAGACCTATAAAAATGCTTAAATTCCATATGTTACCAGATATATCGAAAAAGATGCATTTGGGTTAGGTCAACTGGCTGTAGCAGTTTCTACAGTATGGTGTCCAAAACCATAGAATAGCTAGCTGAGGCTAGCAACTATACGATTCAAACAAACTTATTAGACGATATAATTAACTTATACTTGTAGAGTATGCAATGATGTGCAAACATATGAATTACTCTTTAATTTGGTTACTACATCATGTAATAGTAATTATTAAAAGTATAAAGGATTGAACATACTAACGTAAAAACGAAACTGGTAAGTTTAGGTCATTTCCTAAACCACCGATGTATATAGCATGAATATACAGATTAGTGCGTAATTTGAAAATTACGGAGTAGCGGAGTATTGAGTATAGAATTATATTGCAATAAAGAATCAAAATATTAGGAGTTCATCCCCAGTGTTCAAAAGCATTGAACTAAAACATGGGTATTGATGTGAGTGAAGCCTCACAATTAGCGTTAGGTTAAGATGTAAACCTTCTGCAGATCATACCAGATTTCTCAGAGATAAAACATACAGAGTTCAAGGATAGTCGAAAGACGACAGCGGTTTACGGTTGTAGCAAACAACTATGTTCTCTTCTCTCTTAACCCATGCTATGTTTTTATTAACATTAGCATTATACGATCATGACAACATATACTTTTAAACTAAAAGATAGTTATATGCCTGATCTAAAGAAAAAAGAAGACAATCAATGGGGTGGTATTAAGTTGACATATAAAATATACAAATCATTTTATGTATCAATATTAAAAAGACATTTCAATATTTTTAATTTGTACTTGGGTACACAATCTTTTCTCAGACCTTTTAAAAGGAATTGGGACAAAAAAACATATCGTTTACAGCGTCCTTATTGGGGTAAAGTAACTCATCCATTAACCAGACTATGGGTGGTTTTATATGAACCTAACAGTGTAGCTGTAAACACTTCTAACAACAAAAGAAAAGTCATCCCAAAAGCAAGTCTTATACATCAGCATATTGAACTATTTAACATAAAATTCCAAAGCAAAGATCTAAGTAAGAAACTGAGATCTTGTTCAAATAAGTTCCAATTATCATCAATCAATTAATCATTCAAAAATGAAAGACAATGAAAAAAAAGTCAGCGCTGTAATTGAAGACGCTGGCGATGGAGAAGTCCGTATCACTTTAAGCGTGGATCAGAAGAAACGCGTTCCCGTAGTAGGAGAAGATGTAATAATTCTTGAACCATATCCAGTTGACGATGAAGAATCGATGGATGGTTTTGCTCAAAAAGCAGTAAAAGAAAGGCCTATTATTGGTTGGGGATATACAAAAGTTATGACCAAAACTACTGCTCTGTCCGATGATGGAGAATCAGTAGTTGTAAACGGTGAACTTACAGTATGTCTTACAGAAAAACCAACCAGGCTTGCTGAGAAAGCAAAAAGGATTGTGATAAATTCTGAAGATGAAGCCAAAGAAATGTATACTACATTGATGAGTGCTTCTCTCAAAGAAGCTGACAGAAGATATCGCAGAGCTCAGGAGATAAAGACATATCTTGAAAGTGCATTAGAAAATGATTTTCATTAAAAAGATTAAGTTTTACAATATTTAGTATTAGTTCAAGCCACATTGAGACTATAATATTAAATATATAAGAGCAGATCTAGTGGTGGCTGTGACTATCTGCTCTTGTAAAACTTAAACACTTAAGGATATGAATAAAAAACAAGCTAAAAAACTCTATGGTAATGAAGGAACCAAGAGAATACGTAAAGAATGGCAAAAAGCCATTAATCGTGGTAAAAAACCAAATCAACACAAAATTCAATCAGTAGAATGAAAAAGTTAATAGTTTTGTTTATTGGCTTTGTGTTAACTACTATATTAACATTTAGTCAGGATAAGTCTAAGTATGTAGACTTGACAAAAAAGGATACATTGACTATTAGCGTTATTTCTAAGAATTTGGATGATTCTAAAACTCTTACTACTTTACAAACTGATTTATCAAAATCAGTTGAAAACCAAAGTAAAGTTACAGTAAGTTTAGCAGATGTCCTTATTTCACTAAATAAAGGAATAACAGCTTATACTAAAGAAATTGAAAAACGTAATAAAAGTGATAGTAACATACTTATTACGTCTTATTTTAATTATACTAATGAAGAAGTAAGGGCAATAATTAATCGTCAAAAATTTATACGAGCGGGTCTATTATTTATCTTGCTAGTATATTTAATAGTCGTATTTAATGCTAGACTTCCAGCAGGTAAAAAAACAGTAGGAGAATGGAGCTTGTTTTTAATTAAAAACACTGTAGTTATACTATTATGGTACGAACTTATATACACTACAGTAACAATATTTGTTAATCCTCAATATCTTACTATTAAAGACATTATTCATTTGTATACATAACAATGCATACTTTAAATCCGACAAAATTACAAAAGAGAAAACTCAAGGATATGGTATTACACTTATTCCCCACATATAAATATGTAAATATAAGTTATAAGGGTACTATATCCTTGAGAAAATCTTTCTGGTGGTATATTTTCTTTATGTCGAAGAAAGTAGATTTAACTGAACTATGTTTAGTTATGGTACCAGAAAAGTTAGAGCAACTAAAAACTAAGAGCGGTAAATATAGTCAAGTGTTCAGTGAATATGGGCATTTTGCTTTAGATATGATGCAGTTAGGTAAACCTAATAAGGTAATAGATTATTTATATAATAGTTATGTCGATATAAAATTCGGCATAATTAGAAATTATAATTATATTAATAATATATTGCCAGAAAATAAATATTCATTATTTAATACAAATGCAATTGTATTATCTCCATTATCACCAAGTTTTACAAAAGCAAAACTTAAGAAATGGATAACTGCTCCAAGTAAACTTTCACATCCAAAGTTGAAACATAATTATCTCAACTTATGGTTTAAAGATGAAGTTAAGAAACAACTAAATAAAATATATGAGTTACAAGTAACTCTATCTTATTCAACATAATTGGTCAGTCTGGTAGCCAGAGGTAAGAGCGACGGAGATTATATCAATGTGTTCGTAGGTTCGATTCCTACCCAGACTACAAAGGAAATCAAAAAATCATGCTACAATAAGAAACAATCAATCAAGTAGTATCGTATAAGTTATTACTCGTACCTGCCTCAAACAGTTACGTAAACAACAGCTATTAAATAATAGCTAGTATTAACTAAATATTAATATATGAGAAAATTACTACTTGTAATTTTTCTTCTTTCTTTGCATATTTTATCATACGCACCAAACATCTCTTCAGAAGAAAAAAAACAGCACGTATTAAGATGTAATTTATTCACAGATATTTCTTATGTATTATCAAAGAATTCAAATAGGGGTACTATAAATTCTTTGCCTATACTGTCTCCAATAGACACTACTATATTTAATAAAATTAATAGTCAATATGGAATAAGAAAACATCCTTTTTTAGGAATAAAACGTCACCATTGTGGTCTTGATATCAATGTAAACACAAATAATGCAGTATATGCTACTGCCAGTGGATATATTGAAGAAGTAAAACACAAGAAAAATGGTTATGGTAATTACATCATTATTAACCATGGAAATGGTTATAAAACAAGATATGCTCATCTAAGTAAAATTACAGTTCAAAAAAATGATATTATTGAACAAGGAGTAATAATTGGATATACAGGTAAATCAGGTATGGCAACAGGCCCACATTTACATTATGAAGTAATTTATGATGACAATCCAATAAATCCTATATCTATTATTACTGATAATAAAGATGAGTATATACCCAAAATAAAAAATATACAGAAATACATTGATCTGTATAAAGCTATAGTACTAACTGAGATATAGACGGGTTATCTCTATAAATCAATTAAATATGGCAAACACAAAAAAGCAATTTGAAGTAACCCTAGATCAACTACTCCGCATAAAAGAAGATCTTGAAAATAGTATTCGCAGTGATGAACAATTAATGCGTAAAAACAATTCAAGGCCAAAAGACGAAGAAGCTCAAGTAAATATAAAAGATATAAAATCTAAATATGAACTTAAATTAGAGCAATTACTTAATATTAAAGAAGCAATTCGTAATGGTAATAGAGAATTAAATAATAATGATATATCAAATGATATGGATATATACATATTATCAAATTTGAATCGTCGTAGAGTATTTCTTGATTCACTTAATACATTTGAAGGAGAAAGAACAACTCTCAAATCGGCAGGTAAAACTGTTAAATTTGAGGCTAAGCTTTCTTCAAAAGAAGTAAATAAAGAACTCAAGAATATAGAAAAAGAAATTAGAGAAGTTGAAACAAGACTATCTAATTTTAATCATGCAACTAAAGTTAAAGTTGATTTATACAGTGAATTAGAATTAATATAGGTGAAATGTACACCAAATCAGGGTGGGGGCGTTTAACGTCCCTGCCCTTTATTTATATAATATGGAGAGATTTGAATTAAAGAAAGAATTTGTAAGTAAGTATAGCGATATACAACCACCTTTTGGTTTTAATGGCTTAGGTGAATTAGTTTATCTAAGAACCTATTCCAGACTAAAAGATAATGGTAAGAATGAAGAATGGTATGAAACAATAGAAAGAGTTGTAAATGGTTTATACAACATCCAAAAAGAACATATTCTCAATAATAACCTAGGTTGGGATGAAAATAAAGCTCATGAAAGTGCTGAAGAAATGTATGATCGTATATTTAATATGAAATTCATTCCCAGTGGTAGATCTTTATGGGCACTAGGTACAAGTTTAATTACAGATAAAAAACTATATGCTGCATTAAATGCATGTTCATTTGTGTCTACTGAAAATATTGATACTGAATTTACCAAACCATTTGAATATATGATGGATATGGAAATGTTAGGTGTTGGTATTGGATTTGATACAAAAGGTGCTGGTAAAATTATTATTCAAGAACCTAATTTCAATGTGTACGACCATGTTGTATCAGATTCTAGAGAAGGATGGACAGAAACTTTAAAATTACTATTAAATGCATATTTTAAAGGTGATTTTATGCCTATATTTGATTATAGTCAAATACGTCCAGAAGGATCACCAATTAAAATATTTGGTGGTAAATGTCCAGGTTACAAGCCATTAGAAGACCTACACAAAGGTATAATTGAAAAATTAGAACCATGTATAGGTAAACCAATTAGTATTACTAATATCGTTGATATTATGAATATGATTGGTGTATGTGTTGTAGCAGGTAATATACGTAAAAGTGCTCAAGTAGTCTTAGGAGATACTTCAGAAGAATATCTGAAACTTAAAGATTATAGATGGGATACTTTAACTGAAAGTTTTAAAGGTAGTCAAGTAAAAAGAGCTAAATATGGTTGGACTTCAAACAATAGTATTATTGCTACTTTAGGTATGGACTATAGTAAAGTAGCAGAACAAACAGCTTTAAATGGTGAACCAGGATATTATTGGTTAATGAATGCGAGAGCATATAGCCGTATGGGTGAAGCTGATTGGAAAGATGTTAGAGCTATAGGTGCCAATCCATGTTTGGAACAAACACTAGAATCATATGAAATGTGTTGCTTAGTAGAAACATTTCCTACTAAACATACAGATGTAAATGATTTTACTAGAACATTAAAATTTGCATATTTATTTGCAAAAACAATCACTCTTGGTCAATGTCATTGGCCTGAAACAAATAGAGTACAATTAAGAAATAGGAGAATCGGTACATCAGTTAGTGGTATTACACAATTTCTTGAAACTCATTCAATTGATGAGTTAAAGCAATGGTTAAATATTGGTTATGCTACTATTAAAATGTACGATGATATATACTCTGAATGGCTTGCAATACCCAAGTCAATAAAAGTTACTTCAGTAAAACCTAGTGGTACTGTTTCGTTGCTGGCAGGAGCCACACCAGGTATTCACTTTCCAGAAAGTAATTATTATATTCGTAGAGTCAGATTAGCTAAAAACTCAGATTTATTACCCATGCTTATAGAAGCAGGATATTATATTGAAGAAGCTATGGACAATCCGGATACTACTGTTGTTGTAGAAATACCAGTATTTGCTGGTAATAGTAAGACTATAAATCAAGTAACTATTTGGGAACAGTTACTGTTAGCTTCATTTTTACAAGAACATTGGGCAGACAATCAGGTATCGTGCACAGTTACATTCAAAGAATGGGAGAAAACCCAAATTAAACCAGCGTTAGAATATTTTCAATACAAGCTTAAAGCAATTAGTTTTTTGCCTAAAGCAAGTGCGATTAGTTATCCACAAATGCCTTATGAGGAAATCACAAAAGAGCAATACGAGGAATTAATATCTAATATTAAACCTCTAGCGAAAAAAGATATTACAGAGGATAGCAAACCAGAGCTTTTCTGTGATAATGAGTCATGTATTTATGTATAACTAATCAAAAAAAGAGAAATGACGCTTAATTCAAAACAACTCAAAAAAGTGGCTCTTGCACTAATAGCCGTTGGTGCATTGAGAGAGCTCAGAAAACAGGAACCTTATCTTTCAGCAACCAAAGTTGCCACAAGGAAAAGAGAACTGAAAGAACAGATCAATGATCTGATTGATTTCGATAAAAAGGAATCATCAGACAAAATTGAAAAAATTACCTTTCAGGTAAATTTGCCGGGCCAGGAAGTAAAGGCCAAAGAAACTACCCTTAAGGGTTTTTTCACAGATCTTTTTGGAAGGGAAGAGAAGAAAACGGATCTCGAATCCTTTGTCTCTACCTTCCTCGAAGAGAATGACGATGAAGATGTAATCATCGGAAAAATTGTTAAAGAACTTTAACAAGAACAGTAGGGGGGCTAATTATTTAGCCTCCCTTCTTTTTTAATACAAATCATATGAATGAATTTTCATTTCAAAATAAAATATATGATTTGTTACTTAATCTAGCAGAAGATAATTACAAAAGAAAATTGCCTAGCGTAAATTCTGTAAAAGAATTGAGATTAATGATAGATATGATTAAATCTCAATATCCTTTATATGAAAATGCAGATGATGCTACAATAGCAGAATTTATTAAAGATATATTTAACGTAATTCCATCCACAATGTCTATGAATAAAGCAAATCATATAGAAGATGAACATTATCGTCCTGTAGAATGCTTTGAAATACTTCCCGGTATTACTTATAAAATGGTAGGTTTTCATATAGAATACCCTAATAAAAGAAAAGCACATTTTTATTATCATACTTTTCCTACCCATGATATGTCAATTAAAGAATATGCACACCAATTTGATATAATATGGAAAAAATCACAAGCAGGAGAAGCATTTATAAAAAATACATATAAATTCAGAAAAGGAGACAAAATATTTCATAAAGACGATCCAAAATCAATAGGTATAATTAAAGATAGAATACCTGCAGGCAAACCAATGCCGTTAACTAATCCTTATTATTTTGAACCTAATTCGTATATGGTTACATGGCTTAATATTGGTACAAATACTGAAGTACCATTAAGATCTTGGTATAATGAAGATTTATTAAAATTAATACAAACAAAAAAGTTGGAGGCTACGCCGATGAAGACATTTAATATTAAAAAAAGACTAATCACAATAAAATATGAATTTTTCTCACCAAAAGAATGGTTAGAAGAAAAAATAAAACAAGGATATGATAAAAGTATATATTTAACTTTACTTCAAAAAAATACTGAAAGAAGAGAATTTGGTTGGATTACTAAACAAAAGAAAATTGAAGTAGGCGCAGATGTTTTAAATACTTTGAATGCTATAAGAAATAAACTTAAACATCATTACCATATAAAACTTAATAATATTAAGAATTTAGATATAATAGAAGATACTAATATTGTTTCATCAAAAAAATACAAAACTAGGAAACATAAAATAGATATTATATCTACTCCTAAACTACAAACATATCAAGTTAAACTCTCACCAGCAGAAATTAAAGAATATAAATTCTTAAATAATAAAAATCCACAACAATATACTCGCACTAAATACAAAAATCCTAAAGAAAAACTTGTATGTGTAAAATATATACTATCTGGTGAAGATGGTATAAAAACAGTTACCAGGATTCCTATAAGTAAAGCAAAAGAGTTAGTAACTAATCATGATCATTATGAATATGCTACTAAAAAAGAATGGCGCGAATATTGCACTGCAAAGAAAAATGCAAATAAAAAAGGTTTAAGTGTTATGGGTATAGAACCAGATAGTGGTATATCTATGCCACGCAGATCAAGAAGATATAACCCAAAAAAACATACCAAAGGATCGAGGTTAGTAAAAGAACAAATAGTTCCTAAAATAATCCCAGAACAAGAAGTAGAAGTAAATTCTATTAATCCTACTCTTCATACCTATGATAAAGATGGTAATATAATTGGAAAAGAACGTCTTCACTATAAGTATATAAAATCTGCTTATATTGTATTAAAACGAATTTTTACTAGAATACAACCATGGAAGCCAGTAAAAATTACAGAAGATATACTACTTCAAAGAAAGGAACAATCAGAAAGAGATAAAATGAAATATTCACAAAAGAAACATAAAAAATCTCTTAATGAACTTAAAGAAATGTTTAAAGGAGACGAAAGAAGAAATAACCGCTTTTCAGAAAGAGAGGGGTGGAGTTACAATTTCAATCGTTTAACAAAACTTATCACCACTGGTGGTAAATATACAGATAGAGATAAAGTAGTTCATTTAAACAAAAAAGGTATATTTCCAATGGTATCCAATATAATTAATTTGGATGCTAAATTACATTGGGATAATATTAAAATTCTTGATTTTATTAGATATATTAGACTTACTACTCATGGTGTATTTACAAAAGATAAACCAGTTAAAGTCAAGAAACCTATTAAACAAGTTGAATTTGAACCCGATATTATTATTCCAGTAATCGATGTAAGTAAACTTAAACATAACTTACCTGAAGAAGGAAAACAAGTTATAGTTCTCTTTACTGATAAGACTACTTCTACACAAATTGAAGGAGAAGGTATTTTTAAAGAAAATAACATTATACACGATTCTGGAGATATAATATGCTCTATAAATACTGTTAGCAAATGGAAATATCCAGATGAAATAGAATTTAGAGATATATTAATCGATGAGGGAGGTGGTATAAGACAAGTTCCTATTAAATTCAAAAGAAAAAAAATCAAATGAAAATCAAAGTAAAAGTAACAACACATATTGGGAGTTTTCAACCTGACGGTTACAAATATTTATTTATTACCGTTAAGAATGAAGAAACAAAACCTGTATGGATTCAAAATGTTTTTGTTAATGATAGTTTAGATCTTCCTACCCAAATAATGCAAAAACACAGACCCACTCCATTCCTACTTCCTTCAGGCAATATCTGGGAAACATGGATAGGTTCATTTGAAGTAAAACATAAACTCGATGAACTCTATGGTAAAGTATATGTACACGCCAGAATAGAGAACAAAAACCGTGCTCATATAATCACATCTATAAAAGATGAACATGTATCTCCAAAAGGTGCAATACCTAATGGTACATGGTAACAAAATACACCAAAGAAATACTTCATTTTGGTGTAACTTTATAGTAAGGTTTTGCGTTTAAAGACTACATTACCTTACTTGTCTTAAAAAACGGGTTTTATGCCATATGGCTCTAGAACTCAAAATAAAGCGATATGCGGGCACTTTCATATTAGTAATACATTCTATCCACTGATAGTTAGAAAGTGCCTACAATCGCTTATAAACAGCCTCTACGGGCATTTATACTACATAACAATGAAATTATATTATTTTGATCCTCATAATTATAATATGACATACACAGTGATGGCAAATAGTGAGGATGAAGCTAAACAATATCTATTAAACCACCTTAAAGAGAAGGCAAAAATAGAACCTTTTGGTGAAAATATTTATGGTGAATTATTTGAGTCGTACGATATGACAAATTACCATAAATGGTTAAGTGCTTTTAATAAAGGAATCTTACCTGATGATTATAATATAAGAGATTATGATGAAGGTCAGATAATAGAAGGAGAAATAAGTTAATGATATACATATATGATATAGAATGCTTTCCTAATTACTTTGGAGTAACGTTTAAAGATGTTAAAAGTAAGTATATACAAAATTACATATTATATCATAGTTATCAGAACGAAAATAACAATAGAGATGACACTAAAGGATTAGTATCATTCTTAGACACTAAAAAGAACAAATGGCTTGTTGGATATAACAATAAATCATTTGATAATCAGATATTAAATTATATTTATAGTAATTATAATCTACAAAGTATTTTTTCTATAGAAGAAAGAACTAAAATAATTTATGACTTTATGATGTCTGTAATAAATCAAGCAGATACAGAATATAAATATAGATTACCATTTCAATCTGTAGACTTAATGCGAGTAGGTAATACTCAACATAAATCTTTAAAATTAGTTGCGGTTAATATTAATTGGCCTTTAGTTCAAGATACACCAATTAAACCAGAACAAAAAGTTAAAGACGAAGATATAGATGAGATATATAAATATAATTTAAATGATGTTGAAATAACTGAAAAATTATATCATACTTTAAAAGATGATATAAATGTAAGGTGGGAAGTAGGTCAAAAATATAGTATTGATTTAATGAGTGAACCAGATAGTGGAATGGCTAATCGTTTATTAGAAAAAATGTATAGCGAAGTATCTGGAATACCTATTAAAGAATTAAAGGAAATGCGTACTGAACGTAAGATAATACATTATGAAAATATAGTATTTCCCGAAATTAATTTTAGTACAAATATATTAAAAGACTTATTAAATGAGATTAGATCTCAAAAATATTACAAAAATCAGCCATATTTTAATAAAACAGTTATATTCAATGGAGTACGATATAAATTAGGCATAGGAGGAATTCATTCTGACGATATGCCAGGCATATTTACCAATGATAATGGTATAAAAATAATCGATTGTGACATTAAAATAGCGGTGCCACATTAAAAATTCGGTTAATTGCTGGAACATCCTAAAGATATATAAACTACAACATAAATTTGAAATAAAGTTAAGTGTGAATGTTTAAAAATTATATATATTGGACAATCAGCAGCCAAGACTCGAATAGAGTAAGGTTCAGAGACTATCCTATAAAGGAGTAGATTCATTTTAAAATGTTTCGAAAAGCCGAACTTTATGGATTTATATGGAAAAAGATACTTAAAGAAGATATAGTCCAATCATAATAGAAATATTATGTGTTAAGCGCCTCAATGTATCCTAATTTAGTAATAAATAACAATCTTTATCCTGCTCATTTAAGTAAAACTTTCTTATCTTTGTACAAAAAAATAATAGATCAAAGATTAGAAGCTAAAAAAGCAGGTAGAGATACAGAAGCATATGTATTAAAAATACTAGTTAATTCAGTATTTGGTAAAACTATGTTTGAACATCATTGGTTATATGATCCATTAGTTGGTTTGAGAGTAACTGTAAATGGTCAATTGTTTATGTTAATGTTAATAGAACAATTATCTGAGAATGGATTTACAGTAATATCAGCAAATACGGATGGATTAATAACATTAGTACCCGAAGATAAATATACAGAATATATCGAGGTATGCAACAAATGGATGAAACAAACTAATTTTGTATTAGAATATACTGAATATAAAAAATATATAAGAAGAGATGTTAATAATTATATAACTATCAAAGTAGACAATAAAGTAAAAGAAAAAGGTGATTTTCTACAATATGAAAAAATAGCATTAAGACAAGGTATAGATAAAACTATAGTGTCTAAAGCATTATATAACTTCTTTGTTAATAATATACCAATAGAAACTACAATATATGAAGAAAATAATATATATAGTTTTTGTATAGCAAAAAGAAGTGACGATAAATTTGTTAATGAATTTCATACTTTAGAAAATAATCTACACAAAGTAGAAGAATTACAAAGATCTATAAGATTTTATGTTTCTACTAATGGTGGTACTTTATATAAAGCAGATAGAGAGAATAATAAGTATATAAACTATTGTGTTAATAGAAAAGTAACTATATTGAACGATAACAGAAATAACAAAGATATTAAGGATTATAATATAGATTACGGATACTATATCACTGAAGCAAGAAAAATTATTGATACAATTATCAATCCACAATTAACATTATTTTAAAATCAAATATTATGACAAAAGAATTAGATGAAAAATTAGTTAAAAAATATCCTAAGATCTTCGCAGATAGATATGGGGATATGAGAGAAACAGCAATGTGCTGGGGTTTTGAATGTGGAGATGGTTGGTATAATATTATTGATTTATTATGTAGTAATTTACAATGGAATACTGATCATAATAATAAAGATTATGTTATTAAAAATAAATTTTTAAGAAAATTATTACCATTTCTACAAAAATTATTTGATAAAATTCCAGGTCATTATAACTTTAAACGTAAAAGACAAATTAATCCTATGATAATTATAGGTAGTTTTTTGAGAGGATTAATTAATGATTGGAGAAGAAAACAAAAATTTATATATATAAAATCAAATAGATATCCTCAAATAGTAGCTGTTCAAGTTAAAGAAAAATTTGGAGGACTAAGATTTTATGTAAAAAATGCATCAAAAAGACAATATGCTGTTATATCTTTTGTTGAATCTTTATCATATTATACTTGTGAAAAATGTGGTTCTATGAAAGATATTGGAAGAACAGATGGTTGGATAACTACACTATGTAAAAATTGTGCAGATCCAAATTCTAATTGGAAATTATTAACAGAAATAGAAGATGAAAAAAGTTAGTTTTGATTTTGATGATACTTTGTCATTTATATGAAAATTTCATATATCAAAAAGTTTTTTATTAAACTTATAAATAAAGGATATTATACTAATATTCAACAATTAAGATATTTACTTAAATGGGGTAGAAATTATGATAAAAATATGAACAAATTACCTGAAACTGAATATATATACATTGCAGATATGGATACAGATCATATACATGCAATTATAGATGGCAAATGGGTAAATAAATATAATTTCTATTACTATTTATTTAAAGATGAATTAAGACTAAGAAAAAAATACAATTTAATATGATATATTTTACTGCAGATCTACATGCATTCCATAAAAATATCATAGAATATGACAATCTTCCTTTTAAAGATCTAAAGGAATATCGTGAATCTATCATAGCAACATGGAATAGTAGAATAACTGCAGATGATGAAGTATATCTATTAGGAGATATTGCTGTTGGTGGAACAAACGGTCAAATCTATGAATTTTTATTAAAACTAAATGGAAAAAAATATTTAATACAAGGCAATCACGATCATCGTACTATTACAAAATGTGCATATTTAGTAAATTGCTTTGAATGGATTAAATTTCATTATACATTTGATTACAATAAAATACGCTTTCATTTATATCATTGCCCAGTAGAATCATGGTTTAATATGAACCAAGGAGCTATACATTTACATGGTCACTCACATGGTAAATCTACTGTGCGAAAACATAGAATGGATGTAGGATTTAAAGCTTGTAATTTAAATATATATTCCATAGACGAAATAATTAACAAACTAAAAAGTTAATGATAATAGAATTTTCAATAGCGTTATTAAATGAATTAAATTTAACGCCAAATGAATTCTTTATAATTACCTTAATACGACATAAAGAGTTTGACTTAGTGAAGAAATTTACTAAAGAGAACTACACTAAAGAACAATCCAATGAATTATTTAAAAAGTTCATTGCTTTAAAATATCTGACATCTACAAGTTATCTACAGAATTACTATGATTTTAGTGAATGTAAAATAGGTAACGAACTATATTCAAAACTTAAAACAGATAATATATTTGAAGAGTTTCTTGATAATTATCCATCTAGTGTAATAAGAACAGATGGAGTAGTAGATTATTTAAGGACTGATCAAAAAACATGCAAAATGGTATATCTTAAACTTACCAGAAATAATATAGCAGTACATGAACATATATTAAAATGCCTTAAGTTTGAAGTAGAAAAAAGAAAAAAAGATGGTTCTATGAAATTCATGCCAAGAATGAGTAAATGGTTAGCTCAAGAAGCATGGAAATCATATGAAGATGAAATAAATAAAAGTAACGCTGTAATAAGCAATACCTATGGAACTGAACTCGAATAAAATGCTTGATATAAAACATATATCTGAAGCAACGAAAGAAATTCTAGATTATATAAATAATCGTAGAACAGGTAAAGTTAAATCATTACGCACTAGATGGTCTAAATTCAATAGAAATTGTATGGGAGGTATAGAACCAAATACAATTTATTCTATATGTGGTATAAGTGGCAGTGGCAAAAGTAGTTTTGCAAATAGCTTAGAAACAGATTTATTTGAGCTCAATCCTAATGAAAATTTTGTTGTACTCAATTTCAATTTTGAAATGATGAGTTCAAAACAAGTAGGGAGGAAATTGTCTTATAAATTAAATAAGACAACATCTGAACTATATAGTGCTTCCAATACTGATGACACCTATAAGGTGACTGATGTCGACTTTGAGGAAATCCTCAAACAAGCTGATAAAATTCAACAGTATCCTATCTATTATGTAGATTGCCCTGGTACTGTTGAAGAAATAAAGAATACAATTATACGATTTCAAACCTCTGAATTAGCTAAAGGTAAATGGATCATAGTTATACTAGATCATACCTTGCTAACGAAAGGTCATACTTCTGAATCTGAAAGAGAAATAATATCCGATTTGCAGAAGATGTTTATGGAGAGAAAAAAATATGGCAAGATTACTATTATTCAGTTGAGCCAGCTAAACAGAGAAATCGAAGATAAAGATCGAATAAATAACCCCGCCATGCATTATCCAATGAGGAGAGACATATTTGGTTCGGATTCTTTATTTCAAGCCAGCGATTATGTTATTGTACTACACCGCCCAGAAATTATAAGTATTAGTGAATATGGTCCAAAAAAATTACCCGTCAAGAATATGATTTATATGCACATACTTAAAAATAGAGAGGGTGAACCTAAATTTTTAAGTTTTGAAAATAACTTAAAATATAATAGAATTGATGAAATCGATCCATACACAATGTTAAACTTTTAATTCAATATAGTATGAAACTTAAATATAATATCAAAAAAATAATCGAATTTCTTGGAGAAATTGAAAAACCAAAACAACCACAAAGAATGACACTCGATATCGTAATAAATCTTTCTGCTCCAAAAAAGAAAAGAAAGGTAACCGTATTCAATAATTTCGTGAAGGTTGGTTTCGACCAGTATCGCATCAAAAGGGATTTCTTTACCGATGATGAGTATGCTATTATTGACGGAAAGAGGTATGAAATATACCGTAATCCGTGGACAGGTCGTGGATACCTCGTAGAAATATAACAGAACACTCAAGGGAGCCGTACTCTGTTATTACAGATGATATGTGCTCCCTTTTTTAATAACAAATTCAACACTATGGCAAAACAAACATATCAAGTTGCTATAGTAGGAATGTCAGGCAAAGGTAAAACAATGTCTTTTCGTAATATGAATCCAGAAACATGTGGATTTATTAATGTAGAAAGTAAACCATTACCATTTGCAAATAAGTTTAAATATTATTCGACACCAAAAGACTGGATAGAAACATATCAGAAATTAATAGAATTCGCAAAAGATCCAAACATCACAGAAGTGGTATTGGATAGTTTTTCAGCTTATGCTGAGAGCCTACTTAAAACAGCAAGAGAAATAAAAAAGAATTTTGATATTTGGAATATGTACAATGAAGAAATTGGGAAACTGATGTATATCATTCGTAGATATCCAAAAGATATATTCGTAACGGCTCACTATGAGTGGGTAGAAACTGAAGAAGGTGCAGTTGAAAAACGAATTGCAGTTAAAGGTCGTGAATGGAAAGGTATGGTAGAAAAGGAATTTACTATTGTACACTATGCAGACATGAAAGTAACTGCAGATAAAAAAAGAGAATATTTTCTTACACTAAATTCAGATGGCAAGTCGTCTGCAAAAACTCCCCCTATGTTTTTGATAGATGAGAATGAACAAGAGTCATCGAATGATGCTAATGCATTTTTAGCGCGTTTAAGAAATAGTAACAATTAATAGGGAGTAAATTATGTACGATTTAACAAAACCAATAGAAACTGAACAAAATGGACTGTCATATATACTACCAGGTATACATGATAATATTAGATTAGCAAAACCAGATGACTCATATCCAATCGTTTATGAAAAATCTAAAAATGGTAGTGAATTCATAGCACTTCATTTTATGAATGAAGAAGGACAAACTTTTGTCCATACTGAATGGGTTCCTTCCGTAAGAGATATAACAAAAGACCAAGAAGTACTTGACAAAAAACAAAGTAATCTTGTTAAACGATTATTGCATATCGGTAAAAAGTTCGTTGACGAATCTGTTTTAAAATTTAAGGCAGATACATTTGAAGAATTAGCAAAATTATATATCCGAGCAATCGGTGATAATTATAAAGGAAAATTATTTAGAGTTAAGATAGTTTATAATAATAAAAATTATACTACTTTTCCTAATTATATTCCATTTATTGAAAGTATGTCTGTAGAAAAAGAGAAGAGTAATCTTCGAATGAGTGCAGATGACAAAGTAGCTAAAAGTAGAGCTGATGTAATTTCTACACAGCAGAATCCTTTTAACGAAGTACCAGAACCTTCAAATGAATCCACGGCAAATGATTTAGATCAGTTGCCATTCTAAATAAATCCATGGGGTACTGAACAAACCAGTATCTGAGGGGAGACTTGCGAAGTTCCGAGGACCTGGACTCAGTACCCCATTTAATTATAATCTCCCTGCTGAATGCAAACAGTAAGCTTAAAGGCACTTCCCTAAAACGTGCATGGGTTCTTATAGTCCTATCCGAGGACGTTGTTTGCTGAAAGATGCCTATTTAAACCCGTCGCTGCGGTAAAGTTCATGACCTAATCGTATTGCTGAAAGTATAAGACGCTGGGATTTAGGTATTCCGCCTGGAAACGGACAGGGAGATTTAATTTAAAACCTATGTATGATCTTGAAAATACAGTAGAAGTAGATGGATTAAAAGATATTTTAAAACTTACTACAGAGTACGATATATACTCATTCTACATAGGAGACCAATTTAAAATTGGTAAAGTAATGCGTTCACCACTAAGAGAAGATATACATCCATCATTTGGTATATATAAATCTTCAATTGGTGGTAATCTAATGTGGAAAGATCAAGCCACAGGTAAAACTGGTAATGTAATACAATTTATATGTGAAAAATATGGAGAGACCTATGAACAATCTGTTAAAAGGATATTCTCAGATATCGAAAATGCCAATATCGTTACTACGGAAATTGGTAGAGGAATCCAAGAACAGTACAGAAAAACTAAAACGGTATTATCTGTACAAAAAAAGAATTTCACAGAAATAGATGATATATATTGGGGGCAATATTTTGTTACAAGAGAAATCTTAAAAAAATATAATGTTTATCCTATACAAACATTTTGGATAAATGATTTACCATCTACATTATTTTATACAAAAGAAAATCCATTATATGCATATCAAGTATTTGATAAATTCCAAATTTATTGCCCATATGGTGATAGAAAAAATAAATTTCGAACAAACACAGGTATATATGATTTGCATGGCTTAGAACAACTGCCTAATTATGGTAACTTACTAATAATAACTAAAAGCAAAAAGGATGTATTAGTATTAGATAGACTAGGTTATTGCGCAGTTGCACCATCAATAGGTGAGAACGCACCAATACCAGATAATATTATAAATAATCTTAAAGAAAGATTTAAACGTATAGTTATACTATATGATAATGATAAAGCTGGTATAAATGGGGCTAAGAAATTAGCCACAGAGCATTCCTTAGAATATGTGTATGTACCAATAGAGTACTATACTATGTTTAAAATTAAGGATATAAGTGATTATATAAAAAATTATAGGATCACTAAGACGAGAGAATTATTAAAAAACATTTTGAGTTGTGAAAAAAGTTAAAACACGTAAAAAAACAGCTCAACCTGCAAACAAAAAAGTCCGTAATGCAGAAAAAATACGGTATGATGGTATACAATTTCAAAGTAAACTTGAGGTATATTGTTATAAAAAGTTAAAAGAATTTGGTTTAGAATTTGAATATGAACCTGAAGCTTTTGAATTAATGCCTAAATTTGAGTATGATACTACTTGTGTAGAATCATATAAGAAAGGATCTAAATGGTCATTTGGTAATAAATCAAAAGTAGTAAGAGCAATAAAATATAAACCAGATTTTGTTAATCTTAAAGATAGATGGATAATAGAATGTAA